GCGTATCCAATGAGATCGAGATACGAATCCTCGCGCTCTGGACTTTCCACCATTCTTGAGAGTTTTGTTGCAATAGCAATAAGTGCCAATTCAGATGGGTCTCTGAGCTGAATACCGAGTGCTCTCGCGATTTTGTAAATGCGTAGAAAATTGTGCCTCGGGTCTCCATACTCAATCCCTCGGTCGAATAAGGTAGCACCAGCTTCTTCAAGCCATTCACTTAACGATTTCTGTGTATCGGACACTTGACCTGCCTCTCTTATAGCCTTCATTAAAAGCTTTGGCTTTGGCTGAAGTAACTAGACTCCAGATATAAAGGCCGATAAATGGAACTCCAATGATTATTCCTACTACTGCTTCATCAGATAAATTAGGCAACATCTGCGCTCACCCCATATTTATCCAGCCAATATGCAGAGATTTCAGCCTTAGATAAACGGCCTCTTAGCTGCTTCTTACCCATCCGCTCTTTAGCGAATCGCCTGATTATTGATCCCTTAACCCAATTTGTCTCATCAGTCCAAGCACCAGCTTGCGAGTCAAATCGAATAAGAGCTACTTTATTTACCATTTTGCTCCCGTTCTGTAATCCCTAAATGGATTAACGGGCTAAATGTATTTGATTAAATCTATTTAGACCAGCAATAAGTCGGCGAGTCGTATATCTAAAAACCCAGCAAGTCGCTCATTGGTGGCCTTATTGCCGAAGTCAGTAGTTATAGGCAACCGCTTCAAAGCCCATTCAGGCTCGGTTATAGCCCCTAAATCAAACTGATAGACCCCGTGAGGGGTTGAATTGATATAAAGGGTCTTAGCGCCCGTCCTAGCCCTTATATCGGCCAGATAATCCCACTTCTTCTTCTCAATCATCAAAGTATCGTAATGAGTCCTACGGCATTTGAGCTCAATATAGGAATTGTGGGTAATGCCATCTGCTCGGTCGGTCGCTGATAGGGGCGTCAAGTCTGGATAAAGCGACTTGAGAGCCTCAAAGAGCTCAACCTCTCGGAAGTAGATTAGTTGTCCTCTTCTCCATCTTCCCAACCAATCTTCTTAATTGGGTCATCGGCAGCGACTATCCAATCGGGATAAGAACTACGATCCATAGCAAAGGCAAGTGCAGTTCCTTCATCCATCCCAGCTCTACGGCAAGCTTTATAAACTTCATTGGCAGCAATAGCCCAGAAATCAAGCTTTGTTAATGGGGTTTCTTTAGTAGTCCTGCGTCTCTTTGGACGCTTGACTGGCTTCTTACTTACGCGCTTTCGCGTTGCCATTTCTGACCCCTTTCGCTAGGGCCAATTCTAGCTGAGACTCCATTTTATCAAGGCGCGACACTATTGGAATATTCTCCAATTTGATTATGTAGCGAAGGCCAGCAATCAGTAGAGCAATAGATCCCAATACTGAGGCAACTAAGGTTGCAAGCTCAGGTGCTGGCATTACTTGACTCTGCCGTAGCGCTCGTAGTTAGGGTTTAGCCAATTGATGATGCTAGGCAAGACTGATACGAGAGCTGCATTGGCAATTGCATCCAGGTCGAATCCCACCGCTAGGTAGGTCGCTAGTGCTGTCGCTAGGAATGTCTTTGCCCAGCTTTCGGCCATCTTTTTTAGGTCGCTCATTCTTGTCTCCTTCTAGGTCAAAATAGCTGCTGTCTTTGTCTCCCAAAGTTGTAAAGCTAATATGAAAATGAGAACGATGAGGATTGGGGCCTGAGTATTTACGCCGCTTCCAGCCCAGTATTGGGCTCATAATCTTGCCATCGTAGATAATATATTTGATGCGCTTATCGCCTCTTTTGGCGCACTTACGAATTTTCTCAACCAACGCATAAGCTTCTTCTTTATGCGCTGCTAAATCAGAATCAATATCTATAGCTCTAACGATTCCATTTGCTGGTATATGGTCAGAATTGCCTTTAGCAATGTGCCGAGCATCAGCAATCCAGCCATCAGACTTCCTATCGCGATCAGGATAATCGTCATCGATTTGCTCTCGTAGTTGGACGCCAGCTGCACATAGTCTATTCACTAACCCACTCCAAATTATCCTCATCCCAAATCCATAAACCTTTTTCTGGTCTAGTAGTTGGCGCTTGCCAATCAAAGTTTTCATCTAGCGACCAGGATGGATAAGGTTGTGGAGCAATAAATACATCTGCTGCGGGATTATAACTAAATCCAATGCCAGCGTATTGCTTGCGGATATTGTTATTGAATGAAGTCTGTATCCAAATTCCACCAAGCCCTAATTCATTAGCAAGAAAATCTGCGCCTCTATGTTCTAAATCATTAGATACGGCTAGAACGCGCTTAACAATATTGTTATTATCTATTTCTGCAAAGTGTGCCATTAGATGGTTATGCTCCCGCTTCCTAACCAATGATAATAAGTAAAGCCGCCGCTAACTGTTCTAGTCGGACTACCTGTTGTCGCTGTTGCTGTATATGTGCCGCTAGTCCTGATAATGACTATTCCTAAACCGCCAGCGCTTGAACCGCCAGCATCTTGAAATGCACCGCCGCCACCGCCTGTGTTTGCAGTTCCAGCTGTAGCTCCTGTTGAATTACTGCAAGCTCCGCCGCCACCTAAACCGCCAGCGCTGCCACCATTGCGACCAAAAGAACCGCCGCCGCCAGCATAATAATAAGTTCCTCCGCTGTTTTGTCCTGTGCCTGTAGCACTTCCCCAAGTTGAATAACTAGATGAACCAATGCCGCCAACACCGCCTACTCCACCAGCAGAACCTGCTCCACCTGCCGCACTAGCACCACCGCCGCCGCCACCTGCATCATTTGGATATGGATTAGCACCGCCATTACCGCCAGCATTACCTTGACCTGAAGTAGCAGTTCCTCCTGTGCCTTGAGCACCCGCACCGCCGCCAGATCCACCTGAACCACCAAAAACGCCGCCGCCTCCGCCACCGCCTTTAACTAAAGTTAAAGTGCCAAATCTTGAATCATTGCCTGTTGTATTGACCGCACCGCCTGAGCCAACAGTAACTGTGTATGTATTATTATCAGGCAATGATTCTGTAAAACTTAATAAACCTCCAGCACCGCCGCCACCGCCTGCGCCATTATTACCACCGCCCCCGCCCGCAATTACTAAAATATCAAAACTTTTTGCGCGGGAATAGTTTTGGCTTGCAATAATCCCGATTAAACTCATTACGCTATATCTCCTACTACATACCAAATGTCGGTAGCAACCTTGATGCAGGATGCAGCCGAGAACTGCGCTCTTAACTTAGGAGTTGTGGCAGTTGCTCCAGTTGATGAAATTGTAGTAGTGCCTGAGCTTACAGCTTTAATAGTTGTCTGACCTGCTCCGATTTGAATCATATTAATTACTGTGCCAATTGGAAAAGCAACGCTGGCGTTTGTGGGAATCTGAAAGTCATTAGCACTTCCAACCGACATAGTAACCAGTTTGAAGGCATCACCGAGCACAACTGTATAAGTAGCAGTCTGAGCGTTTAATTGTAAATTGACGCCAAGAGCCCATTCAGGAGCTGTTGCTCCAGAATTAACGCGCAGCAATTGACCATTTGATCCAATAGCAACTCTGGCTTTTGCAGTGCTGCTAGTGTAATAATCAACATCTCCAGCAGTTGTTCCTGGGTTAAGAGCTTTAACTGAAGTATCAGCCCCGCTGCCCAAAGTGCGAATGGCAGCTGCGCCATCCTTTACTAGATCTGTATCAGCTGGAGTTGTCCAGCCGTAATTTGTTGTTGTTGGCATTTAGTCTCCTATGCAACTATTGTAGCGTTAATCCATTCCAGTAATGGGTTTATTGTATTCCAACTCTCTACCGCTGGGACTGAGTTCCAACGGAAGGCTTGCAGGCTGAAAGCTATGGGCGATAGGTTCATCGTTAGGTCTAGGCGGTTAAGACTTGCAGTCCAAGTCCAACCCTCAACAAATCCTTGGAACTCGCCATCGGTCATATTGGATGGCAGATTAGTAATATTCAACGGCATACCCATAAATACATTTAGCAGGCTGTCTCGGTCGGCATCATCAATCTCTGTATTGGCTGTAGTAAAGGTTATCTGCCGTAGGGCAAATTGGGGGTAGGCGCGGATAAGTAGATAGAAGGCTGCTTGGGCTTCCGCGTCAGCTTGATGCCTAAGGGTTGTAGATATTGTGGTAGCTAGTTGGCCATAAAGCGATATAGAAGCTAAATCCTCATCATCTACCTCTGCGCTGCCAATGCCATAGCCGACTGTAATTGCATTTCGGACATCTCCAGCGCGCTTGATTATGGAAAGGGCTGGGCCAATGGCGTGATTGCCATCAAGATTAACATAGCCATTAGTCGCAAGGTATTGGCTTCGGTGTGTTGAATCGGCATATCCAATACGGCCCTGCGCATCTTCATACAAATAACCTAATCCGCTATTGGCATACCTAGAAGCTAAATTATAAACTGTGTCGTTAAGGCCACTC